CTCGACCATCCAACAGGCCATAGTAGCGGCTCTTGGCATTACCAGAGTCGTACGGTAGGTACACTGCCCATCAACGTAAAGGAGCACGTCAATGTTCACTGACCCACTGACCCTCACTCCCGGTGCGGCTTTCGACGCTGGCGCCGTGACCCTTCCCCGCGTTTCTCAGCAGGGGAGTGTCTCGGTGTACCAGGCCGGACCGCTTACCGTGAATGCCGGGTCTCTCCTGAAGGTTACTGCTTCCCATCAATATGGGAGGCGTAACCGTCGGGTCCTTCGCTTGGATTACAGCGACAATGCCGGTTCTACCCTCATTTCGGGTACGACAGCACCGCGTAGCATGTCCTGCTACGTAGTGTTTGACGTTCCGAATGCTGGGCAGTTCACGACAGCGAATCAGCTGGCGCTCTTCAACGGCCTCAAGGGCACGTGGAGTGCGTCAACCGACGCCCTGATGACGAAGCTACTCGGCGGCGAAAGCTAGCCGAACTTCGCATCAGATAACCTCGGCGTTGCTGATTAGGAGTGCTACATTGGCTTAGGATCGCTTTCCTCTATTAGGAGGTTCGATGAAAAGCCTAATTGTGCTCTGGTCAAGTATCGCCAAAGAGACGGCGGTACGATGTTGCACTAGCGCCCACCACGACATAAAGTATGTCGAGGAGCGGTCGAATTATGAAGGGTTATCGTTTCTTACGATAACCCTCCCTACCTTCGCAAAAGACTTTGAACTTTGTCTTGAGCGAGGGTATGTGGACAAAACCGTTTTTCTAGCTTTTAGGAAAAACGGGCTGCTCCCCGCATTCTTGCGGGGTTACGCTTGTCTCGTCTTCGACCGTAGGACTGGCGTTCTACTCGACAAACCCAATATCGATGCGATTCGATCCATTCGACAACTGACGTTGTTGTTTGGAAAGATTCTACTCGATTGTGATGACCGCAGAGTATCAGCGGCCTTCACCGAGTTTGTTGAGTGTGAGCACGAAGTGAGAGAGAACCAGCACAAACCGGATTTTACTTCTTTCCGGCGTGTTAGAACTCTTCTTTTCGCGTCTTCATTTTCCCGCATGGATCGAGAGATCTATGATGGAAATTTGAAGCCGAAGCATGGCCCTGGTGCTACGGCTGATTCCCTTGTGGGAAATCAGAAGTATCACCAGCTTGAATGGCCTATGCGCCTTGAAGAATATTTCCCTTATGGGGAAATGGTTCTTCCCAATTGGTCCTTTTGGGAGCAATTGGAACAGGTTCACTTCGTCGAACCCGACATGGAGAGACCCGTTAAGGTTATCTCTGTGCCTAAAACGATGAAAACTCCACGAATTATCGCGGTAGAGCCAACTGCTATGCAGTACGCACAGCAAGCGGTTCTCCGTGTGTTTCGTGAAGCTATCAAGCATACTTTGCTTGATGACTTCATCGGCCTAGACGACCAAACGCCAAACCAGCGTATGGCACGTCAGGGTTCACTTACGGGTGACCTCGCAACACTCGATCTGAGTGAAGCGTCCGATAGAGTTTCATCTGAGTGCGTTCACTCTCTACTTGCAGACCACCGTCATCTTCACGACGCTGTGTTTGCATGTAGGAGTACCCGTGCTCAGCTGCCTAGCGGAGAGGTTTTAACTCTCGCTAAGTTTGCGTCTATGGGTTCAGCCCTGTGCTTTCCAATGGAGGCGGCTGTGTTTCTAACAGCCATCTTCGTTGCGAT